CTTTATTAATATTATAAATTGACATAATGCCATTGGATCTGTTATAATGCACAATTCTAACAAGATCTTTATTTAAAAACCATACCTTTTTATTTCCAGGTATTACAGGAGCGACATTGTATTCTTCGCTCGTTCTATTTCCTTTTTTAGTAGCCATCTACCTTCCTCCGAATCAGATGGCGGATGATAAAAAATTCTTGATCCGCACATTAAACAAAAAATTTCTAAATGAGATAATGAGTTGAAAACTCTGTCTACCATCATTTTTCTTGAACATTTTTTGCATCTTATCATTAATTAGGTATACCAAAAATAATTAAATTAACACCAACAGAAACGTCTCCAGAAGAATTAAAATTAACTACACCGTCTACTCTGGATGTTGTAATTTTCTTTATTACTACGTTTACGTTTTTACCTGCTTCTGTATCGCCACTATTTACAGGAGATGCTGTAACTATTGGAGGATATTTAAATTCTGGCTTTATTTGATAGGAAAAAGATTGCTGGCTTCCGACGCTCTGGTTGCTACTCTTAACAACATCAATATATCCTGCTATAACTCTTGTCTCAGATATTTTTGCACTCTGAGATGTAAAATTAGGAACATCTACCGTAACATATTTATAGATTGCAGGGGATACCTGAACAGATAAATCATTAATAGCACGAACTATTTGATCTATATAAGAAACATCTATTGGTTGCCCTGGTTCTGGTGATGGTATTTTTGCCATTATTCCTCCTGTCTAATTATACCAGACTGCCTTCATTTTCAAACAGTATGGCATCTGCAAATCTTTCTAACGGTATTGTTTTTGTTTGTACAGCAATATGAACATATGTTTTTGCTGCATCATACACTATAGAATAATTTGTTTGAGATGTTTTAGTATAAAACTGCCATCCAGAATTATTCCATTTTACATATATACAGTATTCTTCCATCCCAGCCTGTGGCTCCCATACTAAATTAATAACACGATTTGTTTTATCTATAACCATACTATTTAAAATTTCTGATGGGGTATCCTCTGCTATAATTTTATACGCTGGAGACCAGTGAGACATTCGGTTTTTATCTTCAGATATAAATCTATATCTTAAAATATATTTTCTATTTTCACCAAAAAATCCAGGTAGTTTTGATTTTGGTATAATAATTTTTTTAATACCAGAATCTGGAGTAGGCATTATTGCACATCCAAAGCAAATCTAAATTCTATATAATTGCTTGTATTTGCTGCCTTAATAATAGTTTCTGCATTTGTATTTTTTAAAACTGTATAGCCAGTCATTCCATAAACTGGATTGATTGTAGAAATATTTTCAAATCTTATTGCATCAAGGCCAATATAAAAGTCTGGAGATGGTACGCCATTGTTTATGATAGTAGTATATATTTTTACAATACTAACATTGTTCCACGTGAAACCCGTGCTTTTATATAGTTCCTGAATTTGTTTGGTTATAATATGATACCTGTTCGTTGCAAAGTTATAATCATTTGCATTCATTACAACTTCAAATCTGGCCCACTCTGCTACTCCTGCCGTATCACTTTCTGCAAACTCTAATAATATTCTTACCTCGTCTGGAACAATAGATGGATCTGGATCTTTATTTATAACACTAAATGCTAACTTAATTTGATCAGTAGGGGCATTAGAATTAAAATTTAATCCTACTCCCAAAAGATGTATATGATTTGAACCCGATCCTATATTTAAATGCCCTCCAGAAACTGTTAAGTTTGCTGAATCACCTTTTAGCATAACTATATTATTATAAAAACGTGCTCTCTCATATCTTGAGATTCTGTCAGTATTTGTAAATAATCTATTATCAGAGTTTGTTTGAAATGCATCGTATGGTTGATTAATAATATTATCATTATTAGATCCGTCCAATGGCTCATAAACTATTGGCAACTCTGTTGCTGAAGATTGATTGTGATACTCCCAATTTTCATTTACGGTAAATGCAAATAATGTCCTACTATCATATGCTCCTGCAGATGGATTAGCACCAGCAGAGTAAACACCTACTTCAGAAATCTCATATCTTTCGTCTGTTGGTAATTCTGCTGTAAGAACTATTTTATCTACTCCATCTTCATTTACATATCCTCTTGACGTAACTGGAACTCTAAACATTTCAAAATCTAATGACTGTTTAGTGGAGTAATCTCCAAAATTTTGATTTGTTGCTAATGGCTTTGCCCCACACCCTATTGCAATATAAGATGCATATGCTGGCGCTTGGCCAATTAAATATTTTGCTAATATTGCTTTTCCTGTATTTGTAATCATGGATTCACCTCATATATTGTATCATCTAATACTTCTCCGTCAGCGACTATTGAAACCTCTACCTGCTCATCCCGTCCTAAATTAACCACATTTATAACAAGGTTTCCAGTCTCTGAATCAATATATACAATAGAGCAGTTTGGACCAGTGCCACAGGATGGTACTTTGGCTGAAAAGTTTATAGGGAATTTTTTAAAATAGTTTGAATCTGTATCCTGTAATGCTAATATATTTTGAGGGTTATATTGAAAATATAAATTAGTTAAATTTTTTATTGGCTGATAAGAAATATTTTGACCATTTATAATATCAGATCTTAAAATATTTATAAGTTCTTGACCTCCTATATTTTCAAATATTAGGTCTGTCATTATTTCTATAGGAGTTGTTTCGTCATCAAAAAGAATAATATCTGTAGTTGCTGGCCTTACATCTTGATTATCTTGATTTGGTGTAGGACTTGACGAAGGCAGGTTTGGAGTACTGTTTACTGTTGACACATTACACCTCACTCATATACAATGTCATTTTTGGACCATTGCCAGTTTTATTATATTCCATATGATAAATAACAAACCTTGTATCTTCTGAAGATATTATATCATTATCATAACTATCTTTATATTTTATATTTACAATATCTCCCAACTGAATCATAGGGTTAGCAAATACTTTTACCCCAACATTTTTTCTCGGCTTAAGCATTTTATTAATCATCCAACCCATCAAATCATTGGCATCATCATTTGACTGAATATAAACTGGATTTAAGGAAAATTCTTTTTTACCGTAGGATAGCCTGCTTGTTTTTATCTTATCATAATCTAATGCAGATCTTATTGGAGAAACAATAAGTCCATCTTTTCCTACTGCTGGATCAGAAAAATTTGCATTCTTAGCAAAATAAGAATCAACAGTTAGTTGATCATTTGACTCTTGTGTAAATGTAATACCCTGAATTCTTAAATAGTTACCACTTGTTTCATCTAGATTAAGAGATGTATCTGTAGCATTAAAGACCATGAATTCTGCGCCATATGATCCTGCTTTAAATCCTGAAATTGCGTACCCCTTTATTCTATTGAATGTTGGAGAAAGTTGTGCATATAAAGCAGGATAGGCTTTATCATATCTTATTTTTAGATAAGCGGCCTCTCTCATAATTGTTCCAAATTCATCAAAATAAATACTAAATGACGGTGGCTGACTCATATTAATTCCAGATAGATATGTTGACTGAACCATTCCAGACATTGCATATTTTCTAAATGATTCATTTGTTGTAATGTGCTCATCTCCAAATGCTGCAGCAACTGGAGTATCAATAGTTGATGCTGTGTTTTGACTATAGTTACTTGCAAGAGCATAAATATTTTCAAACATACATTTTGATCCGCCACGAACAAATAGCGCAACATTATTATAAATCGGCAAAGGAGATGAGTCATCAACAATCTTTATCAAGTTATTATTCATGTATAAATAAAATCTTCTGAATGATCCCACGTCTTCATACTCTACTGCAAGATCATATACGGTTGGACTTTGCTCACCAAGCATTCTGGACTGTCCTGTAAATTTACCATCATCAACTATAATATTGCTAAGTCCTCCCCAAAGTTTTACAGGAATAGCCTTGCCGTCTGGGTCTGAATAAATTTTATAAAATATTACATTATGAAGATTATCTATTTCTGAAGAATATTCGCTTATATTTTTTTCTGTTAATGCAATAACTTCTAAGTAATATCCAACATTAGTTGTTGGGTTTACCATAACACCAATACCGCCAGATCCGCCAGAAATATTTAATTGCTGATTTGGCTGACTTCCTGGCAAGACATATACTGGCATAGAATTAACTGGTGTTTGTTCTTTAGTATCACTTACTTCAAGTTTGCCTATAATTCGCATTCTTGTTCCAAAATGCTTGTACTTATTATCTAATGGTTTATACTGATAGGAAACAAATTTTAATGGAGTCTCTATGGTGCTGAAAGAGGGTCCACTCATAACTAAAGCAGATGCTTGAACTGATCCTGCCTGAGTAGATTTATTTGTATTAGTTTGAGACTCATTAACATATGAATGAGACAAAAAGTTTTTAATTATACTAGACCTTACTGTTTCTTTTGCTTTATTATTATTAACGCCAGCAGGGATGGATGTTCCTAAAGATAAGGTTGCTATATCATTATTGTCTAAGATATCTTGTTCATTTAATCCAAACAAGTGTTTACTTTCCATATTCATTCCACGAACATATGAATCGTTGTACCAATGAGAGTTTAATCCAGCATCATGAGAAACTATTGTAGTTCCAAATTGTCCACGTCCGTGTCTTGCTACCTCTCCATTTTTCATTACAGTTTTACCGTTAACTTCTTCATATTTAGGTTCAGCATATATTCTAACGAGTCCAGTTGGGTATATTTTTCCATTAAATGATAACTTAGACATATAGTCTTGATATTCTTGATTACTACTAATCCACACATTTCCTACTGCCCCGACTGTTTCTGTTGTATATAATATCTTTCCGTCTTTTTCTCCAGTTATAATATTTTTTTCTGTTCCAGGAATATTATATTGAACAGCGTCAAATTTTATAATTTCACCATTAGCATAAAAATATCCATTATGTCTTCCTAACCAATAAACTGCTTCTCCTAAATCTATAACATTATCTATCAAAGCATTATTTACAACATTTGGAACCTTAGAAGATAAGTTAGAATTTAGTGGGATTGCAGAAAGATTATATGAAGATTGATCTCTAGTCTCATTATTAATTGATCTAAGATTTTTATCTCCAACTATTTCCCATAACAATACTGGCTTATATATCCAATTTTTAGCAGCAACCTCATTGTCAATCATTGATGCCTGTTTTATACTTCCATAAGATCTTTGAATATACCTTGTATCATAATTTATTACTCCATCATTATATACATTTTTTTCTTCAGATGATATTTCAATAATGTTGGCTAGTTTGCTTTGTTTGTCTTTATTTTCAATAACACCAGTATCTATAAGATCATCTGACCCTATGAGTGAAATATCTATATCTCTATCTGTATTTGATGGCATCATATAGTTTTTGCTCATCATAACAAAATTATTGTATTCATCAAAAAACATTGATGTTTGAGTTGAAACAGCAAGATCATTTAATACCTCTGCTACTGTTTTGTCTGGCGCTATATAAAAGAAAGGAATTATTAATTCTTTTTCTCCCAAAACTCTTTTAAATGTATAGTTAGAAAATCCTATGGAGTCTAGCAATAGGGATACTGCGTAACTAAGAGATACGTTTGGAACAAGCATTTCTGGAGCCTTAGTTGATTCAAAGTAAAAATATAAATCTCGTAAATTAATGTCTACTCTTCTTTTAGAATGTGAAAATCCAAAAAATCCTTCAGAGTACATAGTTTTTATAGGAATAAAGTAATCATATCCATCGACATTAACTACAATATCATAAAACTTAATCTGTAAATTATTTGATGCGTAATCTTTTATTATACTTAATTTATTGTTTTCGCTAAACGCATTGTCATAATCAAAAATTTCTACTTTGCCGTTAGATGCTAAAAGTTGTCCGACTGGCAATCCACTAGTTCCTAAATCTGAAGCAGTTTTAGATAAATCAAAACTTACTATTTTATCTGATATATCTGCACAAAGTCTTGGCGAAAGTTCAATTAAATCAAATGTAGAGTTTATTTTATTCATACTATCAACAACAATTCTTAAACCCTTAATATATTCAAATTCACGATAAATGTTTTTATTTTCGGAAGTTGATAAAAATTTTGGAGGATCTACAAAATCAGTAACAAAATTCGTTAAACGATCTACAGTCTCTTCTGCTAAAATCCATCCATATTCTGGAGCAAAGGTTTCCCAATCATTATTAAACCAAATATAATATTGTCCTATATCAGAATCATCAGTTTTAACTAAATAGGCATAGCCTTCAATAGATTTTTCTGGCAGGAATAGGATGTTGTTATATACTTCAGCCCTTACAAAAACATCTTTATACTTATCTGGAACAATTAACCCGTATGATATTTCAACATATCCATCTTCTTTTATTATTGGAGTACCATCTTTTCGTGTAGTGCCAGAATTAAACGACATAATATCTATCCAATTATTATTATTTAGCAATTGCACTTTCCATTTTACTGGCGTAGTTTTATTAGAATTTCCATAGAATGGATCTGAAAATGATCCCGATGAATTTGAAAAGGGTCCAAGATCTACAGAACCAACATTAGTTTGCATTTTAATAACTATTCTATTTGCGGGAACTGGATTTTCATATACTACGAACGGGGCTGTATCATCTATATAATTTTGTCCATTAAATAATTTATTTGCTATTCCTCGCAAATTTCCTGAATCTGTTCTAAAAGAAGTCCAATACTTAAACTTATCATTTTTATCTGCCATATAGTATCTGGGTCTATTTGACATATTCATATTAGAATGATGAAATTTTCTACCTGGTAGGTATGCCGCTTTATTTATTCCAGATCGTGGCCTAAATCTTTTAAAACAATCTTCTAAAGAATATAACATTTCATTTTTTTTATTTTGTGCTAATAAAAACCATGGTTGAGAATTATTTTCTGGATCTATGCCTCCATCAATTCTTACATCAGCATCCGTTGCTCCAGTATAAAAATTACCTGTATCATTAATATCGAAGGTATTTGGAATTGTTTTGTATTTATCAGATATATCTGCTGATGGCCTATATCTATAATTTCCTATTCTAAAAATATTATTTGCAATATTCATATTCCATTCTGCAATAACTGCAGACTGTGTTCTGACAGTTGGAGATGTTTCTAAATATGTTTTAAGTTCTTCGTTTTGAAACATTATACCTCTTCCAAAGTTACAGAAATATTCCAAAAGTCAAAATTACTTCCGCCACGCTTTACAACACTATAGGTAAAATCTGAAAAATACATTTGCATCAATTGACTGTACTGCGCTAAGTGTCCATATGCCTTAGAATCTTTTCCAAAATTAGAATATTTATCATATGATAGATAAACCCAAAATGGACCTTGATGATTTTCATACCAGTCTAGTATTTCTACTCCACCTGCTCCACCATCTGTTGTATATTGTAAATCTGCGCCAGTACTTAATCCATACCCGTTGTTTGGAGAAATTCCTGTTGTAGGATTAAAATCTGGTACAGTAAAGTATGATCGTGATGGTAACATTTGCC